AGTCTTGCCCCTGATGGAGCAACCCACTGCATCTTTCGTTCTGACCACTTGATACCCTTCCATATTTTAGGGTAGAGTTCTTGACTTTTAAATATAAGTTCTCGTAACTCTTCTGTGGTGTGACGCAAGAGTAAGCCACTGAAAGAAGGATGTCCCATATAACGCAAAGGATCAGCCAACATTGCGTAAGACTTGCCACCTCCTGCTGAACCACCATACAAAACTTCTCTTTCATTTGCTGCAAGAAAAGCTGTTTGAGGACCTTCATTCGGCTTGAAGATTATATTCCGTGACTCTTCTATCGGCAGAGACTCTACTACTGTCTCTTTAACCTCTGGCTTCGGAGGTTGCTCCTGTACGGCTTTCTTCAATCTCTTTGGCTTTGTTGATCGCTTTTTCGGCATACTCTGCCCACTTGCGTAGGCTTGTAGCTTTGTTCTTACGTTGTCGNTCATTCTTTAATCGCTTCATCAATCCTACGTGAGATATTTCTCTGCCACTGTTTTTTGTAAGCCAGTTTGCTACCTCTCTGTAAGAATATTGCTTGATGTAGTCTCGTGCTTTCTCTAGCAAGTCTAACTCTAACTTCACAGGCTGTAGTAGATCAGGATCGTCTTCATCTACTATGTAACCAAAAGGTATCGTCCTTGCTATGCGTGGTATCGCTACCCACTCTCGTTCTTCTTTTAAGTCTGTTGGTTGTGGTAACTTCCAACGTCCTATTGATCTATTCATCTACTTTTTCTTTTGGTGGCATAAGCATAACACCACCTGTTGCTTCTACCTGCATCTTCTCTGTTTTCACAAGTCCTGTTCTATCTAACAGTTCTTTTGCCGCAGCGAGTTTATCACGTATACCTAGCTCTGTTGGGTCTACTAAACCACCTGCAATCGCAACAGCAGCTCGTGGTGCGTTTCTCGCCATATATTCTTGTGTGGCCTCTAGTATTTCTTCTTTTATACCTTTTACTACATCTGTTGTGCTTGATGCGTCAGCATACCCTGCCAGCTTCTTTGCAAGAACAATGTCCCCACCTGCTTCATCAAATAAAACATTTAGTAGCTTCTGTTGTTTCTCTGTTAGTTGTCTAGCCATATTAACACTTCCACCTTCTTCTTGCCTGTCGCAGTCTACTGTTTGGATTTTTTGCAGCTTTTGGAAACTTCTTCATCTGACCTGCACTTCTAGCACAGTACGACCTTCTTCTTGCTGCTCTAGCCTTGGTTCTAGGTTTGCTCTCTGTAACGGCTGTTTTTAAATTGCCACCAGTTCTTCTATTAATTATTTTTGTTGCTTTTTCAGATAACCCTGCTCCTTTGTCAGTAGCACGTTTAAGACCACTCTTAATGGTGATGCCCTTCATAACATCTGGATTTTTTCTTTTTACTCCTGCCATTATGTCTTCTTTGGCATACCACCGTAGAACATTCCTGTCTTACGATAATCTATCATACCACCTTTGGCTTTCTTTTGTATAGCACCACCTTTGTAAACACCTCCCTGTCTTTCTCGGAAACCTTGTGGATCTCTTAGGTAGTCGTTGTAAAGATCTGTGCCGTATATCTTATCTATTTCTTTTAACTCCTCAAGTTCTTTTTTAGTGTAGGGTTTAGAAATAACTTTCTTCTTCTTTTCTTCTTTTTTAGCCTTGTCTTTTATATTTTTTTTAATATACTCTTTAGCTTTTCTTGCACTTTCCATTGGGTTATCCTTCTGAGAGTTGAAAATGCGGCCCATCAATAAAGGGGCGGCGCGATTGAGATCGTCTTAGATCTATGTAAGCGTTCATGGCTTGTTCCATAGTTCCATCCCATTTTGTTATGTCCTTTATTTGCCATGCAGCGCCCCAACAAATTTTAGCTCCAGTTTGATTGGCAGCCATCATCATAGCATCAGCAATGTCATCATACATCACGATGTCCCAGCTTGGCTCACTGCCATCGTAGGCCATTAAATCGACAGCATGTGAGTACCCATCTTCTTGTACAAGGTGTTTTGATTTCATAGTCTGGGATCGGCCAGCTTCATACAATCTTTTTTGCTCTGCTAGAGAACGAACACCATAGATAACTCCAAAGTCCACGAGTGACACCTTTATGGCTTCTTTTACTGTATCTACTAATTTAGGATGCACACCTTCTAGTTTTCCTAAACTTCTACCACTCAGTTTAAACGCCATATTTTTTCCTATCTTTTACTGTTTTCATATATTCTTCTTGCAAAGATTTTTTTAACCTCTCTAAGTTTCGTTCTTTAATAAACTTTCGTATAGGGTCAACCATTTCATCCTTGATGACTCCTGCTACTTTTTTACCCTTTTTAGCTTTCTTAGTTTTGTCTACAGTTTTATGTTCCAAAAATTTAGCTGTCATAATACCACCACCATAAATGTAATTAAGACTAGGATAGCCATCATACTATTTATTAGCCAACCTAGTCTCATTTCTTTCTCATATTAAATAATTTACTTGCAGAACGTGTAGCAAAGCTAGCACTTACGATAGCTCCTAACGCAATCTGATACCACTGCGGCATACCTGCGAGTGCAGTAAAGCCATCTGCTACTATGCCCCTGCCCCACTCACCCATGAAGCTCAGTACCAGAGGAATACTGAAAAGTAAAGTCAGCCATTCGTCCTTCCACGAGCTTTGGGATGCCCTCATAGCAGCTAAGTCCCAATCAATCTCACCTGTTGCTTCTTTCATCCTTATAGTAGCTTCAGCCTTTTGTATGGCTGTCTTGCCTTCTATGTAGGATGACGCTAAAGTAGATACGGAGCTAAGTATAGTTCCTATCATTATACGCAGTCACAATCCTCGTGGCACTTCTTGTTCCACAATGCACACCACAATCTTTTAAAATACTTTCTCATCGTTCTTCCCTCTCCATTCTTTTGGGTTCTGACTTCTCTGCTCCCATCCATATGGCGAAAGATCCTGTCATCGCCCCAGTAATCACGGATATCAACCCTGCTTGTTGTGTGGTCAACTCTGGCTGACTCAAAGCCCATTCTATACAGCGAATATAAACTCCTGTCATAACTAGCATCATAAGTCTTGGAAGTATTCGCCATCTGTCAAGTGTCTCTGGAGTCATCTTTATCCTTTATAACTTCCTTTACCCAGTTACCATTATCCCCAGTATGCTCACATACCTCACATCTATCGTCTTCAATGTGACTGCCACATACTTCACAGGTAGGTTCGTACAACACTAGGTTGGCTCTCCTCGTTTACCACCCTGTTCCATAAACAACTGAACTGTTTCTTCAGGTACACACATAATCTGCTCTGGTGGTCTGTTGCCATACTGTTTAATTAAAGCTCTTGCAAGCTTAAAAGGATGATCCCCTATAAACTTTTGACACATATGTGAACTATGAAAGTGTCCGTGATCTGGTGGGTTCTGAAATATAAATATATCCTTAGTTCCGTCTGTGTATACACCAGACATTACTGCTACTATGAACCATGCTTTTACTATCATCTTTAAATTATCCTATATTATGCAGTCTGAAAATGTTCTTCGCCTGATACAATTACATGAAAGTCTGAGCTTGACTCTTCAAACCCTACAATTTTATCACCTGCAGCTAATGCAAGATATGCACCACCTTCTACGACTTCTTCAATGCCATTACCTGCTACACTATGTTCATCTATAATAAAATGATACGTAGTTGTTGCTGCTTCATACCACTGAAGACTGTATTTTTTTGCACCACTTGCGCCACTAGACACATGTAAAAACTTTATAAGTGAAATAAAATTAGCAGGACAAGTATATATTACATCACCACTTGCTCCACCTGATGTTGCTGAAAGATCTTTTGCAGTTGTAAAATATTTAGCTGTATCTAGGGTAGCCATTATTCAAAATATCCTACGTTATGTAACTTTTCTATAACTTCTCGTTTTTTTAGCGATGCCTTTAGGCTGTTTAACGAATTGTTTTCCTGCTGCTTTGCCTTTTCTTTTAGCTCTAGTTGTCGCTGCGTACTCTGAGGGTGATAGAGCTTTGATTGCAGCCGTTGGTAGATAACGCTCTCCAGTTTTCCCACTGGGTTTACCACTTTTTGTTCTCCATTTTTGCTTTGTCCACGATTTAAGACTTCTTTGGCTTGCTTTTAGTGCCATGTTGTCTCCTTAATTGCTCTTTTGCCTTCTTTGCAAGGGCAGCTTGCTCAGTTTTTCCTGCAACCCTAGCTCGTTGTTCAAGAACGGTGAGGATTTGTATTTTCCTCGCAAAGGATTTCTTAATTTTTTTAACTTTTGCAATAGTTTCTTTTGCATCTTGCACCGTTGCGAACTTGATACTCACTGTATCCTTAGGATTTTCATCCGTGTAGAGCCTACGATCACTGCCTTTCGGCTTTTTGCCTGTTCCTTTCTTAGGATCAGCCATTAGGAAGTGTAGCCCCCACCTTTTTTCTTGTATTCAGAAGCCAATAACTGAGCTTTTCTAGCACTCCACTGCCCGGGATTACCACCTTTTGACCCTGCTTTGATTCTGTTGAACAGATTCTTTCGCATTGTGGGCTTCGTGTAGTTACCTGCTTTGTTTACAGTGCTACCTTTGCTCAGTTTTAGTGTAGATAAAGTCTTTGCTTGTTTAGCGTGGGTCTTTGCAGACTTCTTCAAACCTTTTACAACTTTATTTACCTTGGCTTTTGTTGCTGTGGATTTAACCATGCCTAGATCTTTACTAGCTTATAGCCTAACTTTTTAGCTTCTGCTCGTAGTTTAGCAAGAGTCATTTTGCTTCCAGCTTTTCCACCTTTAGCCATGCCCTTTTTTTTCATCATCATAGTAGCTCCACCTCTAGCGTAGCCTTTTTTCTTCATGCCACCTCGTGCCATACCTTTTTTCTTATGCATTGCCATCGTTTTGATCCTCCTCCTTGGCGTACAGATTGTTGAATACTCTGCCTGTATCCCAGACATATTCAAACTCCTGTTTAGAATGGAACACCCTTTGACTTGGTAAAAAGTCTGGTGATCCTGTCCCTGTTTCAAACCACGCAGGGTGTGTTACTCGTACTCTGTTATTAGGCAACGCAACAATGTTGCCTGTATATTCCCCTGCGTTCATTAGCTCCAGAACGTGACTCTGTTTGTGTTGAGCAGGATCATCAGCTATTTCACTGTTGGTGTAGTCTACAGTAAAATAATATTTGGCAGGAAAAAACTCTCCATCTACTTTAGCAATCCAAGGTGCAGGAGTTGCTCTGTTGATTACATAGACACTGTGATCGTGTGACATGCAATCCCAAGGCTGTGCAATATATGGTGGTAACTCTTTTGCCCAGTCATCTACTGGTGTGTCACCAACCAGTGCTGTGATGGGCATCCTCGCCCACATTGCACCACCATGTATGTTCTCTTCATCGTCATCGTCAGCTTCGTAGCCAGTGAAGATCACTTGAAAGCTGAGACATCTGTTCGGCATTGTCGTTACGGCTACAACCATAGCGTGTAAGAACTCACCATGATATCGTTGAAAATTTGTCGTATACTCTCTTCGTACCCACGCTTTGAAGTAGGGTACATTACTTTGTAAATAAGACACTCGTTACTTTCTCCTCGGTTTCCTCGCAGGTTGCCGTGACATATTCTTTTTGGCAGAGACAACACGTAGGTTAGAACGTCTGTTGTCGGTAGGACGCATGTTCTTGTGGTCAACTTGCTTGTTATCGCCTACCTTTACTTTGCCTTCGTTCATTAGGATTCTTCTCGCCCTGTTTCTCGCAGCACGAGCTTTTCTCCTTTTGGGTAATCCATCGTAGGTTGCGTATTCTTTTTTGTAGTTACGCACTTACTTCTTCTTCTTTTTGGCTGCACCACCTTTGTTCATGTAGCCCATCTTGTTTCGCACGGCTGTTGGCAACTTCTTGAGTCCCACCTGACCTGCTGTTGGCTTCTTGAGTGCAGCAGTTCCCATGCTGGCCTTTATTACACCACCTGTTGCTCTGTTTCTACGTTTTTTACCATAGCCACTTTTAATATTTTTTTCAAGTGCCGCAGCAAATCTTGATTTAAACTCTTTTTCTGATATATCTCCAGCATCTCTTAGTTTAATTAATTTTATTGTAGCTGTATATAAGGGGTTAATTTTTTCTGCCATTTGTATCTTCCTCTTGTAACCATCCTTCGGCTATCATAGCAGCTTCAATACGCTGCAGGGAGTAGGATTCTCCAGTACGAGCTTCTATAGCTTTACGTACATAGAAGACATCACTGTGGGGAATATGTAGCTTATCGACACTGTTGGTACGAATAGCTTCATAGAAATGTTCTATTACATTGTCTGTGTATAGTTTTACAGATTTTTTACGCATTGTCAAGGACTATTTTATTTTTACGGATATTAATTAATAAA